CAAAGCGGCGCTCGAGGGCGGCGTCCTTCTGGATGTGGGTGCGGAACTCCTGATTCGTCGTCGCGCCGATGAGCTGCAGTTCGCCCCGGGCCAGCACCGGCTTTAAGATGCTGGCCGCGTCGATGGCCCCCTCTGCCGCACCGGCGCCGACGATGGTGTGGAACTCATCCACGAAGAGGATGGCGCTGCCGTCCCGGACGAGTTCTTCCAGCAGGTTCTTGAACCGCTCTTCGAAGTCGCCGCGGTACTTCGTACCGGCCACGAGGCTGGCCATGTCCAGCGCCAGCAGACGCCGCCCCTGAAGCATCCGGGGTACCTGCTTGTCGGCGATGCGCTGGGCAAGCCCTTCGGCCAGCGCGGTCTTGCCCACGCCCGGTTCCCCCACAAGGCAGGGGTTGTTCTTCTGGCGGCGGCATAGGATCTCTACCATCCGGTCCAGCTCTTTCTCCCGGCAGAACACCGGGTCCAGCTCGCCGTCCGCCGCCCGGCGGGTCAAATCGCGGCAGTATTTGTCGCTGGCCCGGCTCCCCCGCGGCAGCGACGACGCCGAGCGCGGCTGGATCGGCAGGATGAACTGCCCTGAAAGCTGGCGGCACTCCCGCACCGCCTCGGTGAGCTGGACGCCCATCGACGCCAGCATAACGCCCGCGGCGCAGTCGGTGTCTTCCAGCATGGCGCAGAGCAGATGCTCCGGCTCAGCCCGGCTCAGGTGGGCGTTCTGCGCCCCGATGATGGCGTAGTCCATCGCCCGGCGCAGGTCCGCCGCCATATCGCCCCGGGCAAGCCTGGTGGCCGAACCATCCCGCCCGGCGGACAGCTGACGCCGCACTTCCAGCTCCGAGATGTTCTTCCCGGCCAGAAAGCGGGCCGCCGGGCCGCCGTCCGCTTGCAGCATCGCCCACAGCAGGTGGCCGGTGTCTGCCTTTTTGCAGCCCAGCCCTCCGGCCAGCTCCACCGCCTTATCCAGCAGCTGCCCCGCCTCCCGGGAGAAGCCCTTATACCGTCCTTTGCCGAATGCGTCCCAAATGCTCATTTGCCTGGCTCCTATCTTCCGTATTGCCCCTGTTGCATACCCTGTTGCATCAAGAAACAGTATAGCCCCGGCAGGCGAGAAAAAATCAGAGCTTTGTGTCGCACCGGCCCAAAAACGCACCGAGAGATAAAACAAAAAAGCCATCTGAACGAATCAGATGGCTTTCTGGTTGACCTTACACTCCCCGAGTCGAACATCCTCGTCACTGTTTTTGGGTCAGGATTTTGTATCTCTCGTTCTCTCTCTTAACGCAACACCGCCCCTCTCCCAGAGCAATTCCGGGGGAGGGGCGGTCATCTGCTGCCGGTCAAGTCCTTGCAGCGCAGCGGGCAGCACTACGCGAGCCGCCGCCACAGGCAACACCAACCCAGAAAGGCTGCGGCAACTGTCCGGCGTTGCGCACCATATTGCCAATGACGGCAAAATGGTCGATTTTGTTAAGGTCAACAAAATCGCAGACCATTTTCGTAGCGTGCCGAAATTGCTCTTGTACGGCGAACATATCGGTGAGGTCACCGATATGGCCGTATGTAGTGCTGCTCATAGTCAAAACCTCACTGATTTTGCAAGGCCGCCTTCATACGGTCAAAGAAAAATTGAATCACGGCACCGATGGTCTCATCAGTGATGGCCCAGCTGATGAGCCTGCCGTATTTGCTGGTACTCAGAGCGGCCCGGAGCATCTTGACGACCCACGCCTTGCGCTCTGCGCCGCGCTTTGTCCCCTGAATCTCCTGCTCTGCCCGCTCGATGAGGTCCAGCACCAGCGGCTTTACGGCGGCACCGTAGCCCAGCCGGATGCAGCCCAGGGCGTAAAAGATAAAGCCGCCCAGCATCAGCACTGCCGCCACCGGGGCGGGAATAACGCCCAAAATGTTATTGATCGTTGCCATGTATTACTCTCCTCTCTCTTTTTCGAGGTCTGCAATGCGGTGGTTTGCCACCTTCATCTGTTCTTCCAGCACCGGGACGCGCTGGGCGAAATTGTTGTGCATTCGCACCTCCCGGGTCAGCTCTTCCAGCTTGGTTTCGGTCACAGCCTGCTGCTTGTCCAGCTTGGCGTCCATGCTCTGGGCGGTGTGGTTGTTGGAGACGATCACGCCGATCAGGCTCAGACCGCCGGTGATAATGGCTACGATGATTGCTTCACTCATGCGCCCTCCCGGAGCCGGGTCAGACCCTTCTTTCTAATGATACGGGGGTAGTTGAGGGTGGTGACGTTGAGGTCCACGTTGCCCGTGATGCCCGGCACGCTGCCCTTGCTGGTGTGTTGGTGGGCGTTGTAGGCAAAATCGACCTTGGGTGCCTTGCCGGTATAGTCGGCAAGCCAGACGTCCCACCGAGAGGACAGCCGAGCCATGTCCAGCTCGTACTTGTAACCGGTGTAGGTGTACAGTTGGGCGTAAAAACCCATCCGCTCCACCTGTTCCAGCGCGTAAGCGGTAAGGTTGGACAGGTCAAGCGTGGACAGCTGCTTGAGCTTGTTTTCCTCCACGTCCACGCAGATGGGGAGAGAAAACTCCTTGCCGTAGACCGCCTGCCGCAGAAGGGCAAGCTCTGCATCGGCCATGGCCTCGCTGGTGGCGTAGGTGTAGTAGTAGACGCCCACGTCCAGCCCGGCGGCCCGGGCGTTGCGGTAGTTGGTCTCAAAGGTGGGGTCGATGTACAGGCCATCTGCCCGCTTGGAGAGCTTGCGGTTGGTGGATACCGTCTTGAGCATTGCCCCCTTGTAGCCCGCCGCTGCCACCTGCGCCCAGTCGATAAGGCCCTGATACCGGCTCACGTCGATGTACCTGTAGGGCTTGCCGCCCTCCCAGCCGGTGACAGCCTCTGCCTCGGGGACTGCGGGTGCGGGTGTTGCCTCGCCGGTGTCCCGCTCGTCCCCCGGGCCAAAGATGGCCCGCACCAGCTTTTCCAGCAGTTCCAGCAGCTTACCCATCGTAGTCCTCCCCCGTGATCTCTTTGTACCGCTCTGCGGTGATCTCGCCCTCGGCCACCCGCTTTGCCAGCTCCCGCTTGACCCCGGGGCGGCGGCTTGTGGGCATCTCTGCCCATGTCTTGGTACCGGCGATGAGCCGGTTCGCCCAGATTTTATCCATTTTGAAATTCTCCTTACGTGTTGACGGCGGCGTCCAGCTCGCACAGCGAGTCCTCGATAGCCGCCAGCCGTCTCTCTGATGTCGTATCCTGCTCGCACAGGGAGTCCTCGATCTCCGCTACGAGGCCGGGCAGCTCCCTGAGCTTCTGCTCCTCTGCCAGCTTCCTGTGGAGCTCTTTCAGGCTCCTTTCTGTTTTGTGCAGACTCATCCGATGACACCTCCGATCATGGTGATATTGCCGCCGACGCCGCTTTCGCCCCGGGTGATCGTCACCTTGTAGTTAAAGGCCGCTCCCTTGGCGGCTGTCTTGTTGGTAAAGGCGTGGTGTACAAAGGCCCGACTCTCGCCGCGCTGGATGTCGGTGCAGTTCTCCCACACGGGAACATCGTCCCGTGCGTTGTTGCTCAGCTCCACGGTCAGGCTCATGTCTCCCGGGAAACTGCCCTCGAGCGTCAGCGCAGCCACCGTGATAGTGTCGTCCGCCGTCAGCGGCTGGGCCAGCGAGAGGACGGCACTTGTCACATTTTTGGTAAAGGTAGCGGTCCAGTCTGTCGAGGTCTTGCCGTCGTCCGCTTCCAGTACCAATGTGTTTTCTCCGTTGAGGATCTGCTGGAACAGGGCTTTCTCGCTCAGGCACTGTACCGTGAGTTCAGTGTCTGAGGACACATTCTCGCGGACGGCCAGCTCCACACCGTTCGCCTTTTCGACGATGCGCATGGGGTCTCCGTCGCCGTCGGTCACGGTGTAGGCCAGAGTAAACGGCTCGTTCTTCTCGCCCAGCGCCACGCCGCTCTCGCCTGCATCGGAAGTCACTTCCGGCGGCTGGTTTTCCGTGGCGAAGCCGTCCTTGTCGATGTTACAGTGTCTCCGGCAGGGTGAAGCAGGGCAGATAGCCCCAGCTTTGCGTATGCCCATATGTGGTACTAAAACGGCCCCAATCATTTCTGCTTACGCCGCTGAGCGCAACTCCGTCATAATAATAATCATTATCAGAAGAGTCGTGGTGATAAGACGTAATATTGCTCTGGGTTCTTGTCCATATGTTTGTCCCGAAATCAGTAAAAATATTTTCCAGTCTTGTCCGGGCTTTATCGGAGAGCAAAGTTCCTTCGGGTCTTGAAGATAACCCGTACACGCTTTCGCTTGCTGAAAGTGTGAAGATTGAGGTGCTGAACGTCGTCCCATTAGCTAAATATTTTGTTTTCCCCATCCAGCCCTTGACGTCAGCGGCAAACTTATAAAAATACCGTTCGCCGTAACGTCCGCCGGGGCAAGCTGCGTGGCCTTCTGGTTCGCCGCCTTGCACTTCAGACGCCCTTCCTCATCCACCAGCAGCACCAGCCGGTCAGCCTCTTCCCGCGCCCAGGTGGCGTCCAGCGCCGACGGCACGGTCTCCACATATCCGCTCACCAGCTTCTGCAGGGTCTCCAGCTTCGCGCCGTCCCCCTCGTCGCACTTGAGCAGAAAACTCCGGTTCTTCGCCGGGATCACGATCATGTAACGGTTCATTGCTTTTCTGCCGTTAACCTGTACTCCACATATCGCTTGACCAAGTACACCGTGCAGGCCACTCACGATCTGGAATCCGAAAAGCTCTTCTTCCATGCCAAAACGGAAGCTTATCGGGCATTTCTCAGCACGGCATCCGAGTATATGGCAGACCCTTCCGCAGAAAATACGCTGCGGATGAACGCCGATTGCTCCTATGCCGTCCTTTTTTCCAGTCCCAAAACGCAGGACGCTCTGAGCACTTACGGAAAAAGCATGATTCTTTCCATGTCAGATCCGGATTCCAAAGGGCTGTCCGATGAATTTGTTCGCGCTCAGATCGCCGCTATGCACGCGATGCAAGAAGAGTTAAGCACGACAATGCACCCCACACCGCTAAAATAATTGCCAGCGTTTCAAGTCCGACCCCAATGTCCTGAAGAACATCGTTGTCTTTCTCGATTCCTACCACAAATAGTCCGGTTCCTGCTGTACTGAGCGCCGCTGCCAATATGCTGACTGCGATGCACAGAGCTTCTTCGTTTACCATCGACCTTCCTCCTCCCTCACGCACGCTTCGGCGGGGCAGCGGTCAACTGCGATGCTGGCAAAAGAGATATTCCATCCTCAGCCCCGGGAAAAGCACGTTCCGAACTTTTTCAACTTCCGGGTATGTAAAATCAGTTTCTCCATTGATTTTGTTTCGGGCAGTTTTCTCTGAACATCCAATCGTGCTCATAATGTCCTATACCGTCAGGCCGTTCCGTTGCATCTCAGCTTTCAAATTGTCCATCACTTACGCTCCTTTCACTCGTTTCTATTTTACCGTATGTGGTAAGCCACACTTTGATTTTGCATCCTTAAGCGGTAATCATCAATACCGCCCCTGAAATTTTTTATACAATTCGGTAATTCATTATTGACTTGCTGGGTTCTATTATCTATAATGGAGCCATACTACGAAAGGAGAAAATTCCCGTGTGGCTTGAAAATCTAAATCGATTGAAAAAGAGCAGTAGCATGACGATTGAAGAAATCTCTTGCGCCTCTGGTGTACCTAAAGGCACTCTGAACAAGCTCTTTGCTGGTCAGACAAAAGACCCCCAGTTGTCCACTGTTTCCGCCGTGGTTCACTGCATGGGCTATACTCTCGACGACCTGTCCGACGATACCGCAAACGGTAAGCCTCAACTCACCCCCACTCAGGCAAAGCTGCTGGACAGCTTCGATCAGCTCAACGAGGAAGGCCAGATCAAGGCGGTGGAGTACGTCGAAGACCTCGTCCTCACCGGGCGTTATAAAAAACATCCTGCGTCTGGCTTGGGCGCAAAGGAAGCATAAAAAATAACCGCTCTGGCTGTGCCAAAGCGGCCGGTTTGTATATGGAGGAATCACAGATGCGAAAGCGGCTAATTTCATTTGCCCTTGCGGCGACTATCATGGTTTCCACCTCTCTTCCGGCATTCGCCACAAAGAAGTTCGACATGAGCGTCTTTGATGGGAAGGATTATGTAGGAGTTGTGACCGATGATATGACCGGTTGGACTTTTGCATTTCCCCGGTTTGGCACCATAGAAGAAGGCGGCACTTATATTGTTTCTGATGATGATTCGCGATTAAGCGCTTCTTCCAGCCTATACCTCAACGATACTTATGATTTTTATTATCTCGACTTCAATCGTACAGGATCTTTTGCGTCTGGTTTTAATAGTGTGATCGTTAAAATCGGTGACAATCGATATAATTTTTCAAACGGACAGACTGATTCTACTGTTTCCGAAGGGATTGTTCTAGAATCATTTAGCTTGCCGATGAAAAAAGAACTCGTTCCTTTTATGAATGATTTGGCCGAACATATAAATGACGAAATCAAAGTGCGTTTTGTGGGCATCTATAAAGATTATGATTTCGCTCTTACATATGACATGAAGCTAAAAATCCTCGTAATGTATGACCTCTATGTTGCCGGAAACGGCACCCGCAATAAAAATCTGCGAGATATAACCGATTTGGACAGAACCATTGTCAGTAAAAATGGAGAAATTATTGACGGACACCGGGATGAAAAGATTCTGCGTACGGTCTTAGAAGGCGTCGTTGACTCCCTTGATACGTTATCTGCCCATTGATTTTTTCTCGGCTAACCTGTATAATGAACTTACAGGTTAACCCCACCCTGCGTGAATTGGGGAATTAAAAAAGTGTTGTCTACAAGCAACAGAACCCGCTAAGCCTCTGAGTGCGAAAGCATTCAAGCGTATCATGGCGGGTCATGACAAAGACCCCGCCACGCCTCTCAATGATGCGCACCATGGCGGGGTCGTTTTTATTATTTTGAATCGAGGTGCTTATTTATGTCCACCCGCCCCCACCCCGAATCCGCCCGTATCATCCGGGAGGCACGGCAGGCCGCCGGGCTGACGCAGCTGGAGCTTGCGGAGAAGCTTGGTGTCACCATCGGCACGATCAGCTATTATGAGCGAGGCGCAGGCCAGCCCAAAATCGATA